TACGCAAGATGCTGTAAAATTTGCAGCTGCAAAGTTGGAATCACTCAACTTTCAACCAAATGTAACAGATTCAGTTGGTGTTATTTGTTTATATATGCCTGACAGTTTGAGCGCTTCATATGATGCATCTTATGATGAATTGAGTATCACAAATGATTTAGGAAAAGGAATTACTGGTATTCAAGCTATAAAGTCTTTTGTAGATGGTGCAAAAGGTAACAAACAAACAGCTGCTGGTACTTCAGCTGATTCTGCAACAATTTACGGTTTAGCTACTGGTGTTGGTACAGCTTTGGGTAGTTTTGGTAATACTCAAGGTATTGTTGATGCTGTATTGGCATCACAAGGTTATGCCATTAATCCACAATTACAAGTAATTTATCGTGGTATAGGTTTTAGAAAATTTAATTTAAATTTCTTGTTTACTCCAAATACACAAGCGGAAGCACTAAAAATCAATCAAATCATTGCAACATTTAAGTATCATTTTGCACCACAATTAGCTACTAAAACCGGTGCAACAAACGGTATGTTTTTTGTTCCACCTTCTTATTTCAATGTGGAGTTTATGTTCAATTTTGATGAGAATAAGTTTCTACCAAGATATGGTGATTGTGTATTGACAGATATTGATGTAAATTATGCACCAAATGGTTTTGCAGCTCATAATGATGGTGCACCAGTACAGACACAATTATCTTTAAACTTCCAAGAAATAGAAATTGTCACTAAAGATAAACTTGCAGCTGGTTATAATGCAGATATGAGTTTTCCATTCAACACATCAGTAAATTCAGTTGCAGGAATGCGATAATGAAATATTTCCAACAGTTTCCAACAATTCAAATGTCTGATTACAATGGCAATAGTGTCAATGTAACTAACATAATGCAACGAGCAGATGTTATTCCCAATCTATTGAATAATGCACAGTTGTTTTATACTTATAGCATCAAAGATACTGATACTCCAGATATTATTGCACAAAAATATTACAATGACAGTTATAGATATTGGATAACACTTTTTAGTAATCAAACAATTGATCCAATTGGTAACTGGCCAATGAGTCCTAGTTTGTTTAACGACTTTTTGTTTGATAAGTATGCAAGTGCCACAGCAAATTCATTGAACATATCTGTTGCAAATGTTACTTCTTCACAAGTTTTGACATATACACAAAACACAATATATCAGTATATTGAAACTATTACGACAACAGATTCAACATCATCTGAATCAAATACGACCATCTATTTTATTGATGAGGCAGCTTACAATAATGTGGCTGTTGGAACAATATCTGTTTTGTTACCATCTGGCGCAAGTGTTACTGAATCTATTGCAGCATATCCACAATACATATATGAATATGAAATTGAAACCAATGAAGCTAAAAGAAACATCAATCTTATAAATTCAAGTTACACTGGTGCATTAGAAAAACAACTGTCTACATTATTAAAATAAAAAATGTCCCAAGGAATTCTCAATACAAGAGACTATGACCTAAAGAGCTTGGTGTTGTTAACATCGGTTGGCACCATTGAGTTGCGTCTGATTATGAATGAGATTTCATATCATGAAGACCTTTTTGGTGGTGTGATATCTGGTTATGTCATGGTCACAGAATCAAATGCTTATGCAGAACTTTTGGCATTGAATGGTAATGAATTCTTAGAATTAACATTTACCAAATATGATGATCCAAACAACACGATTAGTAAAAAGTTTCGTGTCTACTCAATGGACAAAAGAAAACTTGCTGCTAACATGTATACTGAAGTCTACACATTGCAGTTTTGTTCAGAAGAATTGATGTTGTCTGAGCAATATAAGATTAGCAAATCATATCCAAACGAATCAGTAAGTCAAGTCATTACGGATATATGCATAAATGATTTGGGTATAAGTCCTAATAAATTAAACATTGATGACTCTTATGGAATTTATAGTTTCATTGTACCAAACTTAAAACCAATCGATGCTATTAATTGGCTATCTAATTATGCTAGGCCAAAGCCTCCATTTCCTGGTGCAGATATGCTTTTTTATGAGAACAAGAATGGTTTTAATTTTAAATCTTTACAAACTCTAACAGATGGTCAAGATGTTACAATCTATAACACCTACAGATATGATCCAAAAAATGCGAACGAAAAGAACCTAACGGAAGAAGTGTTCAACGTAACGACCTATGAAATTTTAAATTCATATGATTCGTTGAATGCTATCAATTCTGGTATGTTTGCAAACCAATTGATATCAGTTGATGTATTAACACGAAAGAAAATAACAACAAATTTTGATTATTTCAAATATTGGAATGATCCAAATTCTGGTGGTTTAAATAAATATCCAGTCACAAACAATGTACAAAATCGATTTGGTAAAAAACTAAATGAGACAAGTCAAGCAACACTCAAGTTAGTATTTTCAAATTTCGATGATGCTAACAATGCAGTTGTTCAATCCAATCCAGGTTCAGTTGCACATAACATTTTTGCAGAGACCTACATACCATATAGAACAGCACAATTAGCATTAGCTAATTATACCAGATTAAAAATGTCTGTTCCTGGTGATCCTATGTTGACAGTTGGTACTATTATCAGATTTGATTTGTTATCTAAAGATCCATCCAGTTCAGATGTAGATAAGTTTTATTCTGGTTTGTATTTGATTACTGCTGTTAGGCATATGATTACACAAAATGATTATAAGACTGTTCTAGAAGTAGCAAAAGAAAGTGTTCGAACCAAGTATCCTGATGTAGATTCAGAATCGACAACTTGGAAAAATGTGGTGAAAAGTTAATGAAAGCAATAAATAATTTTGCAGGATTAAATGGGTTTGTTTGGTGGGTTGGTGAAATCATTAATCCTGCTGATCCACTTGGATTAGGTCGTTGCCAAGTCCGTATTTTTGGATGGCATACAGATGACCAAAGTCAGATTCCAGATAAGGATCTGCCGTGGGCTAATCCAATGATTTCAATGAACACATCTAAACAACACCAAGCAGTAGAGCCTCATGAGTGGGTTGTGGGATTTTTTATGGATGGTGAAAGTGGACAGTTTCCAATAATGATGGGTATTTTACCTGGTTTTGCAGCTGCAAATAGTTCTACATCAACTCCTGTAACAACAGCAGCAACACCTACTGGAGGATAAAAATGACAACAGCTTCAGATGCATTTACTGGTGGTATAACAGCTGCCACAAACACTTTAACAAACGCAGTAACAGGTGCTTTCAATAATGCACAGAATAATGCAGCAGCACTAACATCAACATCATTTGTTAATTTAGCGAATACCAGTATTTTAAGTGGTGGTGTTGTAGTTCAATTGAATTCACCTCAATTACCTAAAGGTGGTTTTTATTATAATTCAGGTTCACAAACAACGCCAGGCCTTGCAAGAGGTTCATTAGTCAATTCATCACTATTGAATAACAATAATGACCTATCACACGTTTGTGACTTTAAGTTTGATTTCTCTCTCGGTATTAGCATATCAGGTTTAACAAATCCATTCACACAAATAGCTAATGCTATCAAAAATGGTAAAATGGCAGGCGCTAATGCAGTCAGAGCAGCTGTTGGTCAATTGCAACAAGCATTTAGAGTAGGCATACAAGCACTATTAGCAGCATTAAATTTTGATCCAACAGGTCAAATTTCTTTGACAATTTCTGTTGGTAAATCTCTTGTACGAAAACTTAAAGCAATTACGGATCAAATTGCTCAGATTGTTTATGATATTTCGTTAGTTCAAAGTATTGTTACTAATTTACAACAAATTGTAACGTGGATTCAAAGTTTACCTGGCCAAATCCAAAAACTTTTACAACAATGTTTGACAAATTTTCAAGCATCTTTGACCAATACAACTAATACAATAAAGAATGCCACAAATATTAAAAACCAAGTTAATAGTATAGTACAACAGGCAAGTAACGCAAGCGCAGCTGACTCAGCTAATACAAGTGCTTCTATGATGGCTATTATTAATGGTACGGCTGGAACTGCCGCAGTTACCAGCCTTATAAATTCAACAGTTGCAGCTGCACCACCATCTTCTGGTGCAACACAAAAAACAGCATCTAGCCCCTAAGGACATTGAATGGCAACACAACCAAGTTTCTTTACAGCATGGACAGAGCCTGAATCGGCAGCTAATGGCACATATCAGCCTGTATTTCCTTATAATAATGCAACACAAACACCAAGTGGTCACTCTTTTGAATTGGATGATACTCCTACAAGAGAGAGGGTAAGACTGCAACACCGCTCAGGTACATTCATTGAGATGCATCCTAATGGTGATGAAGTGCATAAGGTATATGGTGATGGGTACGAGATTACCATTGGTAATAAAAATGTACAAGTCAAAGGTCGTATAAAGATTGAAGTCCAAGGAGATTGTGAGATACATGTCCAAGGCGACTTGATAGAACAGATTGATGGTAACGTAGAACAACACATTAAAGGCAATTTCTCACAAGTTGTAGAAGGTGTCAGTAGTATGACTTCTCAAGGTGACATGATTATCAATGCGGCAGGTGGTTTAACAGGCGGGTTAAAACTGAATACACCAGATTATATGCATCTTGGTGGTGACCTTACAGTAGATGGCGAAATTACTGCTGGTAAAATAACATCCTTAGGTCGAGTTGATGCTATGGGTGGTATGAGTGCAGGTCTTCAAGGATTTGTTACTGTTTTGGGTGGTGTTTCTGCTGGTTTACCTATTGCAACACCTGGAACAATTAGTGCTGCAGCAATGGTAGATGCACCATTAGGCACATTTGGTGTGATGAGTGCCATATGGGCATATGACACAGTTAACGTAAGCCTACACAATTCACATATTCATGTATCACCAAAAGGTCCGACTGGACCTCCGGTTCCATTAGAAATAGGAGTTTAATATATTATGAGCATTTATGCAAGATTGGGATTTAATTATAATGATCCTACAACAAACGCATTGTCTACATCTTACACAAGCAATGTAATGGTTCAAATGGACTTGTTGCCACCATTGATTAAGCCGTGGCAGGCCAATGCAATAGGAAATAGTGCAGTTTCTGGATTCTTTGTCAATCCAGTGGCTAATGTTGCACAGTTGATATGGGATACATCAAATACACTAATTACCTTAACGTCCGGGTTGACCGCATCTCCATCTAATCCAACTGTAAATACAGCGGTGGCCAATGTATATGCCACATCGACAGTATTATCGACAAATACAGCACAAACATACATTTATGTTACGAATAAACAATCTAATGTAGTTCCACCTGATGCGGATACAACCACACCACACTATAGTACGGCTATAGCACAAGGTAAAATGTTATCTTATATAACCAATCAATCAGATAATATATCAAACAGTTCAGTCATGTTGGGTTCTTTTACAAGTGTTACTTTGGGAAACACACTAGCAAATTTGTATAGTACAATGAGTACCTTGACTAATATTTTAGCAAATACAATAACATATTACACCGATCCGATAAGTGGATTACCTCACAATACAACAAATGTTAGTACAGCTAACGCTCGAGCTTTACAAAATGTTGTTTCTTCTGTTAATTATGTTATGACATTCTATCCAGCACAAGATTCGCAGTTTTTTCAAAATTCTTCAAATGTATTGCATGATTATGGTACAGTAAGTCAGTTTAACAACATGGGACAGTCACAAAACTACCTTTTACAAAATTACATTGGTTCTCCTACATTGCTTGCCAATTTAAACTCATAAATATTAGATGGCAAATTTACAGAAAATCTTTTCAGACATAGACCTAACGTTCAAGAAACTACCGGTAACGGGAGATATTGCTTTGCGTTATGATGACCAGGCTGTGATTGCTTCTGTGAGAAATTTATTATTGACCAACTTTTATGAGAGACCGTTTCAACCAAACTTAGGTTCCAACATGTCTGCATTGTTGTTTGAGCCGGCAACCAATATAACATCAAGCATTTTGTCTGATGAGATTAAAAATGTTATCTCAAATTTTGAACCAAGAGCACAAATAAGTAAAATTAGTGTGACCTTGGCGCCAGATAATAACAGTTTCAATGTTTATTTGACCTTTTTTATTGGAAATAATACTACACCGACAAATGTTAATCTTCTTCTTCAAAGGTCCAGATAATGGCGTCTAATACAAATATCCAAGTTGCTAGTCTAGATTTTAGTGGAATTAAGCAAAATTTCATTAATTACTTGAAAGGTCAAGACACCTTTAAAGATTACAATTTTTCTGGTTCCGCATTGTCTACTTTATTAGATGTTCTATCTTATAATACACAATACAATGCATTCTATTTGAACATGGTTGCCAATGAGATGTTCTTGGACTCCGCATTGCAACGTTCTTCTGTAGTTTCACATGCTAAATTAGTCAATTATGTACCACGTTCTGCTGTTGGACCAGTCGCACGTATTAATCTTACATTTACTGGCGTTACAACTTCATCATATACAATACCACAATATACAAACTTTTTGTCTGAAGCTATTAATA